TGATCCTGATGCACCGCTTGGATCTGCATATGATTGAGATGTACCAATTTGAGCTGGAGCTTGTCCAACTGCAATAAGTACACGCTCTACTGGTGTATCACCAAGAGCACCTGCAGCCATGTTCAATGTTGCTGCTGGAGAATCTGAGTTACCGAGAGCTGTATCATTGTTAATCAATGATGGTACTGCTGCTACTGTGCTTGCAGTGTTTGCAACATAGTAAGAGTCCATTTGTCCCCATGAGAATGTTAGATTCTCAAGAGTTGCTTCTGTAAGTTCGGTCTTTAGCAAAACCTTAAGGGTTTGCTTGAAGATACGAGCTGCATCCAAAAGTTGATCAACCATAATCTCACCATATACTGGTTCGTATGAGATCTCAAGTCCTGTGTTTGTAAAACCTACTTCACGGTATCCACCGTTTGCTGCTCCATTAGATGCAAGAAGACCTTGACGAGCTGGTGTACCAGCTGGGAACAAAGCACCTAGAGTTGTAGCATCAGTTGCTGGGCGACCAAAAGTGTTAGTGTTGTTTCCAACGCTAGTGAAAAGTGCTGCTGCACCTACGATTACATTTTTAGTATTTAGAGCCATTTATTTATTTCACCACCTTATTTATTTTAAATTAAAACAAACAAAAATTAAAGCAATTTCTTTCCTCATAGAAAATCATAGCACCTATAAGAAATAATTCAAACTTAGATATATCTGCCAGTATTGGTATTTGTGCCTTCGTCTACTGAACGGGTATATGTATACATAAATGAGAAATCACCACTCATGAACCCGCCTTCATCTTGGAATGGCTGGATAGGATTTGCTGCCTCTAGTCTGCAGTAGAGGAATTTAAATGGGCTATTTGCTGTATGAGCTACATCATTGATATCAGCAGCTGAGTACTCATATCTTCTAACAAAGTCTGTGAGGAAGTTTGATATAGTCAGGATCTGAGCATTGCTTCTTGAAATGATTTGAAGAACCATGGTCTCTTGTGAAAGCCACCATTGAACCCCGTAATTCTTCTGAATAATGTCATAGGTAATATAAGTTTTTCCTGGAAGCAAGTTGTTAAATTCTGGTACTTGCTGTGATGGAATAATAGGGCAAAGAGCGGTTGTAAGGCCATTAGAACCTTGTGGTACATAATCACTGGCATGAAGTATGCCATAGCTTTGTAGCTGTGCCCAAATAGCATTTCTAACATCTGTGGCTGCCACTCTTGAATAATCTACCGTCATCTTATTACACTCCCTGTATCTACTGCATCAGCAATTAATGTAACTGCTTTTTGTACTCCCGCCGCTCCAGATTTACCTGTGCTTAAAACCTTTGCAACATCATTAGCTATTCTCTCATATACCCCAGATGAATCCATAATTACGTTACCATTTTTAGTATACCACTCAAGCAAATACTCAGCAAAAGCATTTTTTGTTTGGATCCCGCCAGGATTTAAAATATTAATCTGTGTTCCTGGTGCTATAAAAGCAATACCGTTTCCAGAGGTCATGGCTAAAACTCTTTTTGCTTGAAAAGATACTGGAGTTCCAGATTCCATAACTTGTGCTTTATTTGCAAAAATATTTCTTGTAGTTACTACTTTTCCTGTTTTGCCTGGTTGCAACAACAATGGATTGATTGGGACTGGCATTCTTGATTGCAAAAAATTAGTTGTTATTAAAAGGCTTCCATCAAGTACAGATACTCTTTCTAAAACAAATAATCTTCCAGTTTTATTTCCTATTTGACCCCACTCATATACATGGTGCATTTTTTTAGGATTTGCTCTGGCATAGTTATCAACATCAACCATAAATCTTTCACCTGTGATTGAAAACACAGTTCTAGATATTTGTTCTAGTGCTTTAGGTTGTAGTAATTGATCAAGTCCTGCGACTACCTCATCTAATCCCTGAACAAGTTGTTTTGTATCAATCTCAAGCTTCAGAGTCATCTTGTAGCTCAGTTCTTAGAAGTACTGACACATAATAAGAGACTGATCCAAAAGGATCAACTACTGCGTGTGATGACATTACTTCAAAAATTGTATCTGGTGCTCCAGTTCTGTCAATTTCAACAAATACTGATTTGCCTTTGTTTGTTCTAATATTTTGAATACGCCAACGCTTACTTAGAAGAGATGTTCCGTACATCTTAAGCTGAAACTTTTCGTTATAAATTTCATCGCCTGATGTTCCAAAAGTTTTGTTATCTGTTCTTGTAGAAGCACCACGTGCTTTAACAGGTTCAATACGGCATTGAATAGTTTGTGAATATACCCATTGGCGGGTAATTTCACCTGTATTGGCATCCTGTGTATTTTCTTGAATATAAACATCTGCGTTCATATTCATGATAGATCCTGCAAATGATACTAGGTTATTTAACATTAGATAATTACAATATTTGCCTTGCGGTATTGATCTAGGATGTTATCTACCATAACATTACCTGTACCATTAAATGCCCCGTTTGCCATCTTGAATGAAATTTCACTCAAGTTAACTTGTGACAAATACTTGTTCCTCCAGTTGTAGTCGTTTGACATAATATCCTGTTGCAAAAGCATTGAAGCAAGCTTAATATCTTCTGGAACATAGTTGTAACCAATTTCTCCAACAAAACGATATAGATAAGTATCTCTGAAACGTCCAGATTCATAAATGGTTGGATCCATTTCATTGTTCCAGCCATCTGGCCAAGCTGGATACCAGATACGAAGCTGATAACCAGTAGGGCTAATCTCTGTGTTGTACCCAAATGTATTATAGACTGGGCTGGTTGTTCCATCAAATACTAGAATTTGATTTTCCCAAATCTGATCCAAAGAGAGCATCTTCTCTGTTAGCTGAATTGTATTTGCACCAATTCCGTAAATTTCTTGAAAACCATAATATTTATAAAACTTAATTCCTGTGTAACCTTCAATAATAGTTCTAGCCATCTTTTCGGTTTTAATAATTGTGTTTGGATCAAGATAGTTTGCTGCCCCTACTGTTCCACTATAACCTAGAAAATCCATGGTTTCTGGGATTGAAGCATATGGGGTTTCAATACTATAGTAATCAGTTGTCTTTACTGATACCCCGTTTTGTGTGTAAGACCAAACTACTTCAAGAACCATATTTACACTTGTTAAGTTTGGCGTAAGTTGATATGAATAAACTCCAGTTGCGGGTTCATCGTAAGCATTTAAATTTGTATAAAGGGGTGTTTGACTAATCATTCCGCCAGGATTATAGACATCGCTATCTGCGTTATATATTGAAAGGGTTGGCAAAGAATCTGCCTGTGATAATACACCGTTACTATATACCTCTAAGTAGATCTTTTCCTGGCTGTTTGTGTTGATTGTTTGCAATCAGAACACCCCCTATTTAATTTTTAAGCGTAGTACTCTTGAGCCTCACGAGGAGTCGCAAGACGGAAACCCTGTTCTGTATCAAAAATCTTTTGAGCGTCTGCTTCTGACATAGCCAAAAATGGATGCTCTTGTGTAAACTGAAAAACACCAACCTGATATGAATGGTTATTTCTTTCCATCTTTACAAGGACTTGGTTTGTTGTCTTTGACATAATTTTCTTTTCTCTCTTTTGCTTTTCAAACTCTGGTACTTCAATATCTTGCTTTTCAGCATTATCAAACTTAGCATACATCTGATAGCTGATGCCCTCTTCTTCAAGAGCTGCAATGATTTCTTGTTTTGTCTTTAATCCTTCTGTATCAATAGCAAAGGAATCTGCGACTTTTCTTAGTTCTGTAATTTTTAGATCTGTAAATGACATTTGACTTCCTCTCGTCATTGTTTATTATAGCATTAAATGGCTAAGGGGACTACATTTCTGTAATCCCCCGCCTTGCAACTAATTAAAATTAGTATGTCTCGCCGTTCAATCCACCTGTAACGTTTGAACCATTGTATGCTGATCCAAATGATGGGGTAGACATTACTGAGCCTGCTACTGCAATGTTCTTAACGATAACGTGTGCATCGTAGTTTTCCATTACGCAACCAACACGAATGAATAGTGTGTATTCAATTGTGTCCTTCTTTGGTTGGAACAAACGATAAACGGTTACGTCACGCTTGATACCAATAATGAAGTTTTGCGGGAATGTCAAGTGAACATCACCTGTGTTAGCTGATCCATTGTAAGTCTGGGTTTCGCTGATCAACGGAACGTTGATAACAGGAATTCCAAACGCAAAAGGAGTTACCGAACCTGGACCGC